AGCAGTTGATTTATGCTTAACTGGGATACCTTTGTTTGTTTTCCATTCTTTCACATTTCTTCCATAATCATCAATTAATACATTACCATTAGCGTAAAGTTTCTTCTCTTTACGTCTGACTAAGTGTATTCTACTTTGGTCAGTAAGTCTTAAATTCCTTTGTATCCACAGTCTTTTACCCTTAATACTGTTCTTATCGTGTGGCGTATATGCTGATAAAATATGTGGATTAAACTTGCTTATGTATGACCATAACTTTAGACCGTCTTTCATCCACGGTAATGTCGGCCAAAACATAGGGTAGTTATGTATAGGTTGCCATTTTGTAGAACTCATTGGCGCCTTTAACCAATCGTCTGTATCTGAATAACCATTGGTTTGCATAGGTCCAGGCATAGATGGATCTTTAGACTTAAGCGTAAACATCTTATCAATGCCTGCCCTAAAATCACATAGTACACCGTCCATGTCACAGTAGATAGTTGGGAGACTGTCCTGTTCCTGAACTAGGTGTAGGTTTAAAGTCTCCGCTTTAAATGCGGAGTATTTCATGGTATTACTTACTTACTGCTTTAGATATTGCTTTTCTTCTTTTGTGAAGAAATTTGTCTGAACTATCAACATCGCCATCGTTATCAATGTCTTTGTCTTTTCTGTCGTCAAACTTTTTCTTTACAGCAGTTTGATTTACTTTATCTAATTCTGCTTCTACATTAAATTTTTTACCAGATACTACAAATTCAGTTTCGCCTTTTTCTTTAGCAGCTTGTAGTGCTTTACCAAATGCGTTACCTTCTTCATTAGTTTTGTACATATCAATGATAGTATCTACTAGTGATTTGATTTTACCTTGTTTAGCAGCTTCAATCTCAGCATTGACATCTTCGCCATGTACTTTTACAGCACCTTTGTCTTTAGACTTAGGTTCTTTTTGTGCCATGTCTTCATCTTCTTTTTTCTCTTTACCGTCTGCTTTTGCTTTTTTGGCGTCAATTGCTTTTTGAAGAGCAGGTGGTAATGTACCCTCTTGTGCTAATTCTTCTTTTGCTTTTGCAGCTATAGCTGCTTGACTGTCTGCAACTTCTGGTTTACCACCAACAAGTTCATTTTGTTTGTTTGTTATATCTGCGATTGTTTGTGCTAATGACCCTGGTTTTGCTTCACCAAAGTAACTAGAGTTCCAACCCACAATTCCGTTATCTTTTTTTGACATTTTAGTCTCCCTTTAAAATTTAATTTTGCCTCTTGGTTGTGTTATTTTTAGTTTGTATCTAATCATATCAACAACTTCAGGTGGCATTAAGTAATTTAATAAATTAGCAATAGAGTTCTTTTCGTCTCTACTACCTCTCATCATTTTTTCTACTCTATCAATTACTTTTGGTTCTACACTTTTAAACTTAGATTTAGCTTCGTCTAATTGTTCTAAGTCTATATACGCTACCAGTTCTTCTGGTAATTGTGACCACTTCATTCCATGATGAACAACTAATCTTGCTTTCGCAGCTGATGTAATTATAGGCAAATCTGCCTTAACTAATTTCAACAACATGTCTTTAGTCATTCTACTCATCATAACACGAAGTCTTTTGAATTTTTCTGGATTCATTCCAGTTTCTTTACCTCGTAGTGGTTCGTATTCTTTTTTCAGTCTCTTTATTTGAGCATCTGTAAATTCTGTTATTTCAACTTCTTCTCTATGCATTAACATATCATGGTTTTTAATAGCATATTCTTCAGCGTCTTTTTTATCTTTGAATGTTTTTACTTCTTTACTTTCTTTATCATATACACCAAACTCACCTGGATTCTTTTTACTCTTAGCAACATGTTCTCTTGGATCCATTTTTTCTTTTATCTTTTTCTTATCTGAGGTAATCTTATCTATTGCTCTGTTTGTCACAGCTGAACCAACACCCATTGCTGCCGCTCTACCAATAGCTGCTATAGCAGGTGCGATTTCGTTAACTTCTTCATTCTTCTCACCTGTTTTGTATGAGTATGCCGTTTTAAGATAATCAGTTGCCTTAGTAATCTTGCTTTGTACCCATTCTTCTACATCACCATCTTTTGCAATCATACTTTCAATACCATCTAAGAAGTGTCGCATTTGATTTACTTGGTTCTTAATCATATCTACTTCAGCGTCACCACCAGTATCATCACTATCAACTGCTTCTGCTGCCGGTTTAGGTGCAGCTGCGTCTCTAGCAGCACTTGCTTTTTGGTCTTGTTTTATTTGGTCAATTTGTTTTTTTAAGGCAGCAATTTTCTTTGTTGCGTCTAATTTATCCTGTGCTTTTGCAACTGGATCCTCGTTGACTTCTCTGTAGGCTTCCGCCATTGTTTTTGTGTATCTTGTCATAACTTTACTATTTATACTAATTATTAACCTTAGCGCCTGCACGCCATTGATAACATGACCAGTAACCTGCCGTTGTCTTATCTTTCTTTTGGTCACAGTTATGTCTTGCTCTAAAAGATTTACGCCTAGCAGGATCGTCACGCTTAATACTTAAACCAGTTGTGTCGCCAAATGAAACTTTTTTTATTTTGTCACCGTCTTTAACATATACATAAAATTTCTTTGAACCACCACGAATTGGGTCGTTAAGTGTAACTTTCTTACCTTGATATTCTGCTTCTTCTAAAGGCAAATCTTGGTATTGTTGTTCGCAAATAGCGTCAATTTCTTCTACTTCTTTAAATGATTTTACCATTGTTTCTTCCTTTATCTTTTTATATTTACTAGGGTGTTTAAATACAAATGTCATTAACTTCCTCTAACTTGTTTCGCCAAGTCAGCGTCTGCTTTACCCCATGTACCACTTGATTTAGTAGTAAATGAGTTAACTCTTGCAAGACCCCATTGTTGTGGTGTAGTTCCTGGTCTATGTCCTGTTCTCCAGGCAGCAACTCCACGATTATATACTTTTCTTAATACACCTGCCGGCATACCAGATTTTTCTGCTTTCTTTTTAATCGCTGCTGTAGCAGTTTCATCTATCTCAATATCTTTCATCATTTCAGCAATTGTATTGTCTAGTTCAATTTTCCAATCAGATTGATATTTGTCTTTAAACATATCAATAGTTTCTGGTAATAATGACCAATCTCTAATATCATTAGCAGATAATACTTCTTCATCAACTTCACCAAACATCTTTTTAAATTTTTGTGTATGTGTGCTAGGTTTAGTTTTACCTTTACTATCACCAGGTGCCGGTTTATATGCTGATGGATTATCGTCATCCATTTTTGCACCTTTTTTAAAGTGTGCGTCTCTAGCAGATTTAGTTGACTTCTTTAAACCAGAATAGTATTTCTTAGGTTGTGTACCATCTTTCTTTTTAATATCTGGATCCTGTGCAACTCTATCAACACCTTCAAACTTAGTGAACATTCTTTTTGCCACTAACTTCTCATAGTCTCTATCTTGTCCTGGTGTTACTTGACTAAACTTTCTAGTATTACTTTTCTGTTCATCTGAAATATGAGTATCAGTATAACTATCAAATGTATCTGGTTGTCCAGGTGTTTTTACTTTATTCTTTTGTTTATCTTTCTTCTCATTATCTTCTCTCGCTTTATCTTCGTCATCAACATTTACATCTTGTTGATTAGAAGCTGCGCTGATTTCTTCATCAAAACTTTTAAATGAAACTAGTCTATCACTATTCTTTTGTAATACTAATTTCTTTTGGTCAACATTTTCATTAACCAATTCTTCATTTACCGTATCCTCAGTTGGAACGATATCATCTAACCATGCTCTTTTTACACCACCGTCTTCCATTTCGTATTGTACATAGTTAGGTCCTCTTTTAATAATCTTACCTATACTACCATCTTTTAAATTTTCAACCATTTCATTAATATTAAATATGTCACCTGCATGATAATTTTCTCTAATAATATTTAACTCGTCACTCTCACTACTTGCACTAGGTGGTAACATATCTTCTCTTACACCCATTTGATTTTTCAAATCTTTAAATAGTTTCATTGCGTCTTTCTCCTTTGTGTTCTTCATTAGACCACTCCTAAAATCTTTATAATTGTTTTCTTTTGCGAGTGCTCTCATTTTACTAGCAGACATACCAGTCACACCTTCAGCGTCTGGATCTCTTTCACCTGCACTCACTACATTAACGGTATCAAAATTGTAATCTTTACCGTTGTATTTTTTAATTAGTTTTTTAAACTCTAATACTCTATCACTACCTGCAACCATATAAACATCAGTATATCTTTTATCAAAGTTATTCTTTAATATTTCCATAAATGTTCTTTCGTTGTTTGTAGCGGGCATTAATTTTATACCACGAGGGTATATCTTCTTTAAATAATCTAGTTTTTGTTTTGCTGTTAAAGGATTTTTGTTTTTATCCTGTGAAGCACTAACATACAAAACAGGCAAACCTTTCACTCGTTTTGCCATAGTAATTACTTTGTCAATCAACTTTTGATGACCTACAGTAGGTGGGTTTAAACGACCAAATGCAAATACAACTGGTTGTTTTCTACCAACACTCTTTCTTAGTAACTCTTTTAATGTCTTCATCTTTTTCTCTTATCTGTTTCTTTTCTAATCCATTGTTTTGCAATGTGATTATCTACAGGTTTTTTCACAAACTTGGCAACTTGTTTATATACATTGGTAATAATTTTTTCGTCTGCCTTATTATTATCAATGATAATCATTTTCTGTTGACCAAATAGTCTTTGAAACTTACCTATATTTTGTTGTACAGTATTCCAGTTATTCTTTACAATTTCAGGTGGTACAGTTCTTTCTCTTTCTGTATTCCTTACCATTGCAACTTCTAAACTCGTATTCACAAATACCATATAGCAATCATATCCCATTTGTTTTAATAATGAAACTGGTCTTGCTATACTCTCATAATCTCTACCTGTACTATCTACAACAAGACCTAAACGACCTTGTATGTAATTCTCTAATGCTTTGCCTGTCAATTCTTTGGCACGCAATCTAATTGGGTCTCTTTTCTTTGCCTCATCTTCAGGCATTTTTAAAGATAGACCTGCCTTTTTTAAACCTATTTCAAATGCTCTATCACTATTAACATTCTTTAGTCCCATACCACCCATTACTTTATTTGTAACATATGTTTTACCTGAACCAGGACCACCTGCAAGGAAAAATGCTTTGAATATACCTGGGTCATATAAACCTTCTTTTAAAATAAATGGTATCATTCTTTTGTCTTCTTTTTCATTGCGTTAATAAAACTTCTATATACTGCCGCTTCAGCAGTCTTACCCATAACTCTTGCTCTTTGTTCCATGGCAATCGCTGCCTGAATTTTATGAGCATGAGATTTACCAGACGATTTAATTTTAGCAACACTCTTTTTTGCCGTTGCAACATCTTTAAATCCTAAACCGTGTATTGTACCTTTAGGATTTTCGTCTGTATATAAGTCACTATGTTTTTTAGAATTAGCAGGTTGACCTTTCTTTCTAGGTACCCTTTTATTTAATTCTTTAAACGTAATCATTATTTGTACTTATCACTCTTTCTTTTTTCTCCATCTGAACGAGGTATTAAACCTTTTGCTTTCAAATGTGCTTTGTCTGTAAAACCTGCCTTACCTGCTTTGTGTCTTTTCATTGCGTCAGCAGTATTAGGTGCCTGTTCTAAGTATTTCATTATAAACTCTTTGAAACCTTCTACTTGTGGTCTTACTCTTAATAACGGTTTGTCATTAATTGTTATATCGTTTTTATCATTCTTACCTATCTTTTTAACTTTGATAGATTTGTTTTTAAACTTACCACCTTTGACAGTATCACCTACTTTAATAGGTACATTTATATTTTCTTGTCCTGGTGTATCTTTTTTATATTTGTTTGTTAATTCAGGTGTGCCTAATAGATTATCTTTTTTATATGCGTCTTTATCTTTCATAGCAAGATTTTGAGCGTCTTCACTTTTTGCTCTATCAAATGCACCTGGTCCTGGATATCCTTTTTCGCCTGGTTTACGTTTAGGTTTACCCTCTTTTCGTCTCTTGTTCATATAATACCAGAGTCCTTTTTTAGCCATTATTTTTTATCCCAATTTTTAGCAGCAGTAAAGTTTTGTACACTAAACTCTAATCTATCAACTAACTTAACTGCTTTGCCTGATTTGTCAACAGCAACATAACCTTCTGGATTAGTTACTTGTAATCCTTTTGGTGTTGTCTTATATGTTCCTATTGATTTTGCTTTGTTTAACTTATCTATTAAAACTTGTTTTGCTCTTTGTAAAGTCTTATATGTAGCACATGCAAAGTATATCTTTTCGTTTTGACTATCAATAAATTTAAGTCCTTCTTTTTGTACTATAATATATTTCTCTTTACCCTTATCAGTTTTTTTACTATCAATTTCTTTTTGTGTTCTATCTAAGAAAAACTTTCTAAACTCACTTGCTGTTTCTTTTGTACTTGGTAAATCTGTGGCAGCACGAATGAAACTGTTTAGATATGTTTTTAATTGTACACCTACTGATAATGTATTTGTTTCAGTTTTAATTTTGTTTAATAATTCTTTTGATTTTTTTAATGACCCACCTGCCATGTTTAATATC